GTTTGTGCAAGTGAATGTAATCGAGGCTCCATCCGGGGCGCTATACATATTGGCCGTAAATGAAGACAGGGAAGAGGCGATGAGCTGTACCATTACCTCCGTCCTGATTCTTTCTAGGTTTAGAGCAGCCGTGGTCTGCGTCGTTCCATTCCCGAACATAATCCCGTTCGTGTCCACCTTCAGCGCAGCCGTGCCATCCGGGGCGACGCCGATGCCGACCTTGCCGAACTGATCCACGGCGAAGCGGGTCGAGTCTGGGGTCGTGCTGTCCTCGACTTCGATGGCGTTTGCTGCTCCCTTTTGCGTGACGCGCAGGGCCGCAGACGTCGTCGTCGTGACGTCGATGATTTGCGAAGACGTGAAAGTATTCGTCAGGTTCGAGGTCGCACAATAAAGGTTAGATCCGCCGACCTTGTAGGTGAGTTTCGGAGTCGCTCCAGAGATCCAAACGTCGCCGGAGGACGCCGACGTAGCGGTCGTGCTTAGGGCCGTTCCGCCGAGATTCAGAGAAGGAGTGTTTACGCCGAGGTCTGGGAGGTTGACCTTGCCCGTGAACGTGGCCCCGGAGAGGTTCGCCTTGCCCGCAGCCGAAGCGATCGTGAAGTAAGTCGAGGCCGCGGTCGTGACTTCGAGCTTCGCATTTAGCGCCGTCGCAAGGTCGGTCTGATTGCCGAGCGTGCCGGTGATGCCGCCCCAGGCAACGGAAGTCGCAGGGACAACGCCGCCCACGTTGACCGTCCAAGAGGCGTACGTTCCCGACCCGGTGTGGTGATTGATGTCCACGGTCAGGACGCCAGTGCCGGAGTTGTACGTCAGCACCTCGCCGTGCATATGGTTCGACGCGTCGTAAGAGATCGTGATGCTTTGGGTCGGCGTGTAAGAGAGGCCGGTGCCAATCGTGAAGGTCTTATTCGTATTGCTAAGGGTGTTGCTCGTCGTCGAGGTCGTCAGGTAGCGGTCGCCCGGGATGAGGGTCGCAAAGGACGCGTCGAAGTTCGTGCCCGAGTTCTTAGTCAGGACTTGGCCGACCGTGCCGCCAGTGGGCAAGCCGGAGCCGGCGACGAAGGCGGTCGTCTGAATGGAGGTATCGGGGAACGTGATGCCCGAGGACGGCGAGATCACGAAGGAGCCGGATGTCGCGTGCGTCAGGCTCAGGGAGGTTGGCGTATACTGGCCGACGTTAGCGCCTGAGCCTTGCAACGTGAGGCCGGCGAAGGTCGGGGTGGTGAGGGAGCCTAGGCCAAGGTTATCCCGGGCCAAGCTGAAGTTGGTCAGCGAGCCGAGGTTGTCGGCTTTGGTCAGGTAGGGCGTAAGCGCCGAGGCCGTCAGGAAGCCCGAGGGGTTACCGCTTAGAGGATAAAAACCAGCGGTCACCCAAGACTCGGTAGCGTAGCCGGCGAGAGATAGGGTAGACCAGCCAGTCGCGTAATCGAGGTTGCTCGACTTGGTCAGGAACTGCCCCGTGCTGCCGCCAGCGGGGACGCCGACGCCTGGGATGCCCTGAGCTCCAGCGGGTCCGGCAGGTCCTTGGGGCCCGGGCGTCCCGACGGTCCCGGAGATAGTCCCGCCGATCAGGCTGTTGAATGTTCCGTTGATGGTCGCCATGTTATGCTTGAGTGATGGTCTCCTCCACCTTGACGCGGAAGATATTGGAATGGGTCACAGGGGAGCCGGCGAACTGGAAGCGGATGTCCCAGCTGCCTAGGCCGATGGACCAGTTAGAGGTGTCGCCGACGTAGGTGGTCGAGAAGGACAGGCCGTCAACGGCGAGGGCCACGGTCATGTCGTACTCGCGGCCGCAGTGATCGCGGAGGGTCGAGGTGATTGTAGTCCCGGTAAGGGTGGCAGGCTCGCCGGCGCCGGGAATCCAAGTCCAGGTGCAGGAGAAACTGTCGCCCCTAGAGAAGATGGTGGTGTTGGCCATGGCGTTCTAAATCTGCGGGGGCGGGCATCCCGTCAAAGACCTTGGGTTACAGGTCGAAGGAAATGACGCTACTGGAAGGCGTGATGGTCTGGAAAGACCCCATCACCCCATTAAGGGCGACGTAATCCATCGCGTATGTGGACGCATCAATTTGGACGTTCCTGCCGACCCAGTAGGCTTGAACCTCTACGTCGTCCAAGAGGTTCGGGGCGTATACCTCATTGGGATTAGGTTCGTATGCTCCGACATAGAATTGCGATGAAATAGGGAAGACGCTGGTCGGGAAGGCAAATGGTCCGTACCATCCCGTTCCGGTAGTACCGCCAGGAGTTACCCAGCCTTCAAGATAGAAATGATAAGCACACCGGAAAAAGGTGTTGGCTTGGGTCATCAATGCATCGCTTGCGCCTGAGAAGTTATGATCGCCAGCGCTATTGCCCACCGCTCCCAAGTAGCCTTTGAAGATAGGCGTTCGGCATTTGCTCCATGTGGAGAATTCGTCAGTCCCTCCGATTACGAATCCCATCAGATGCGGGCGTAGTAGTAGCGGGCCGTCATCCCGTTAATCTTGATGCGGTCAGCCCAGAGGGAGCCGGTGACGTTCTGATTCACCGTGACGGTCGTCGGCGTCGTGATGCTGTCGACGGTGATCGTGCCGATGACGAGGTAACCCCAGACGTTGTCGTCGGGAGTCGTCGGGGCAATGTTGCCGCCGATGATGACCGGGTACTGATTGCTCGTCACCAGAGGGTCAGGGTAAGCGTAAGGGCTAGCAATTTCAGCACCTGCCCTAAGCGTGATGTAAGAGGTCTTCGTCGTAGCGTCGTAATTCGACGAAGCCAGTTCCCCTGTCGGAGGGTTAGCCACCCCTGCCGTGACGCGGTCTAACTTGACCTCGGTGCCGCTGACGTAGTCGTCAATCTTGGGGACGAGGTTATTGATGGTGCCGGACTGGACCTGATAGGTCACGGTCGTAGAGCCGCCCGAAGTTCGCAGGCCCACGTTGATTATTTTAAACGGATGTCTGAACTCATTGGAGTCGCCATCGGGGAAAGGATTAGACGAGTCCAGGCTTACGCCGTACCCGCTCGACGTGAAGCCGTATCCTGCGCCAGGTTGAAAGTTCATGTTTGAGTAACTGGCGCGTAGACTTCGGCCGGATAGCCTTCGCGATTGAACCGAATCTCGTAGTTAATCTTTACGATCTTGGGAACGCCTCCAGCCAAGACGCAGTAATCCTCAAAGGAAACCTGAGACAGGAGGATGGTATGTCGGGACGTGCCCTTGACGTTTGCGGTCCAAGTCGTGCCGACGTGATTAGGCAGCAGCTTGATGCCTCCGAATGAATTGGTTCCCGAAGTCTTGCCGACGGCGTTCCTGATGGTCGTTACGTCGGCGAGGTTCTTGGTGTAGATGGTACCAGAGAAAGACGTGATCGGGGAGAGATAGTGGGTCTTCCCGTAGTAGTACTGCTTGGCCGCCGTGGTCGAATCCTTGAAGCCGACGAAGCCGCCTGCGTTAGTGGCCGAACCCTTGAACGTAGCGCCGAAGATGCCGCCGATGCGTTCCTCAAGGTTAGCCGGATTAGTCGTGAAGGTAGTCCCATCGCCGGCGATGGCCGTGCTGAAAGGAGCCGTCGGTCCGAAGAAGTTCGGGTGGGTCGTGATGTGCTCCGAGGTCAGGCCGTGCGAGGCGGTCACGTTCGGGTTGGTGATGCTACCCACGGCGGTGTCGATACCGACATACTCGGCGTCGATAGTATCCATCTCCAGCCCCGATCGGGTCAGGTTGAACTTGTGGCAAAAGAAGTCGGCGTACTCAGGATGGACTTGCCCGGTGGTAACGGCGGTTCCGCCTACCGTCTTGTCGACGATGTAAGTCGCGCGGGCGGTCATCAGGCCGTAGCCGTCGTTCGTGTACGATCCGCCCGGCTGGACGAACTTGGTGGTCAGGGCATTGCCTGCTTTGACGAGAGCCATGGTTATTTATTCTTGGTGACGAGGGGGCTGCGGTTGGTCGAGGAGTTGGCCGGGGTGCTAGGAGTGGCGCCTGACGCGGTGACGTCCATGTAGGTCGCCGCGTATCCGAACTTTGAGGCGATGACCTGGAGGACACTCAGCTGCTGGAGGGCGATGCCCTGCTGTTCCTGGAGGGCCGTGACGACCGGGTTCTGACCGACGCCGATGACGTTGCCGGAGATGGCTCCCGTGCTGGAGGTCGTGCTCTTCGTGTCCGCGGCCTTCTCCTTTTCGGTGCTAGCGCCACCCGCCTTGATGGCGGCGAGCAAGGCCTTAGATTTGTCGGCGCCTCCAGATGCAGCGGCCGTCGTGCCAGTCGGAGTGGTCGAGCCATCAGCTCCCATTGCGACCAGGGCGGCGCCCATCGGGGTCGACGTTATTGCGCCAGTGACGGCGGATGAAGCAGCCCCCGGGGCAAACCTATCTAGGAAATTGAAAAGACCAGTGGCCGCATCTTCGGCTACCCTGGAGGCCCACTTGCTGTAGCTGTTATATGCTGTGATAAATCCCGCGGCCAGTTTGACCAAAGAAGAGTTCAGTCGGTCCATGCCGTCGTTGTATTCGCCGATAGCCTTGAGGGTCTTGGCGTCCACGATCGGAGCGGCCGCGATGTCTTTCTGGAGTTTCTGGAAATCGTTAAGCATCGGCATGATGTCGTTGCCAATCTTGTCACCGAATAGGGCCGTCGTAATGAGCAGCCGTTCCGAGTCGTCCGCTCCTCCGGCCATGGCGGCGGAGATAGCCAGAAAGACAGCCGTAGCGTCGCCTGCCTTGAGCTGCTCCATGGTGACGCCAAGAGCCTTGAACAGCTCAACCTTCTTGCCCGTGCCGTTGGCCGCCTCGGCCATGTCCACGCGCAGCTGACGGGTCGCCTTGGCGAGGACAGTCATCTCGACCCCCGACATCTTGGCCGCCCATGCCAGCTGCTGGAACTTCTCGGCCGATAGGCCGGAGCGGTCAACCGCGTCGGCCACCTTGTCGAGATCGCTAAAGGTGTTGGACAGGAAGCCCAGGGCCTTGTCGAATAGGACGGTCGCCGCGAACATTCCCGCGAGCTTCTTGCCGATGTCACTGCCGGCCTTCTTGAACGAGTCGCCCAGGGAGTCGACGGACTTCTTCGCCCGCCCCGTCACTTGCTCGACGTCGGACTTCCCTTTCAATTCATATTCAAGTTTCTGTGCCATTGGTCTCGGGGGTCTTTACCTCTGCGGGAGAGGCAACCTTTTCGAGCCGCTCCTGTTCCTCCATGAAGGCCTCCTCCTCGGTCGTCAGAATCTTTGACTCTGAACCGTTGGCCGCAGACCAAGCCGCGTTCATCCAGATGGCCTGACACTCGGGCATCTCCCACGCCCGCTTCTCGTCGATGCCGTTCTTGATGAGCGCCGCGATCACTCCTAACGGCCAAGGGATGCCCATGTCTTCGGCCGTCCCCTTCTTCTTTTCAGGGGTGTCCCAGAACCTAGGCCAACAGTCGACCATGCAGTATTCGCCGAAGCGTTCAATCTCAGCTGCGAACTTGCCCGGGTGTTTGTCGAGGTGCTCGACCATGCGGACCTCGGCCGGCTCCAGATCGCCAAGCGGTTCCTCGGCGCATATCTTGACCGCGGCGAATAGGTCCAGGGCGGTCGGCTCCGTCTTGCCAGTAAGCAGCGGAGACTCGATGGCCATCAGGCGCACGCGGTACTTGAGGCAAAACGGATAAACGGAACGACCAAGGATTTGCACCTTGGCCGCTGGGTCTGTCCAGGCGCGTAAGAATCTTCCGTCCACGCCTTGAGTCTACCCCTCTCGGGGCGGTGTCAATTACGCGTAGGTGATACCTTCGTAATCGACGGCCTCGACGGAGACGCTGCAGAAACCTTTGTTCTGCGACTTCTCGTCGACCTTGGTCACGATTCCCACGAAGCTCGCCGAAGCGCTTCCGGCAGGATAAGCCGAAAGGGTGTTCGTCGTGAAGGTAAGGGTCGCGCCAAGGACGGGGACGGTCGAGGTCTTGCAGATGCCGTCGATGCTCAGGGTCGTCTTGCGATCGTCGAGCCGGTGGGTAACTGTGATGCCGGCCTCGTTCTGGACGGTGTCTTCGTTGTTGAAGCCAGACGAGACGGAGAAGGACTGGACGAAAAGATTCGCCACGGTTCCAGTGCCGATGCCGTAGATGCAAGAAGTGCCGTTGAGGATAGCTGCCATAGTCTTTGAAACTGCGGGAACGGGCAACCCTTAGGGGGTCGGGTTCACGACCACCGGGACGGTGTAGCTGAGGACGGTCGCCCAGGAGCGCTCGTCCCGGCCTTCGTCTTCGGAGTCGGGGATGACGTCATAGCATAGGGCAGAGCCATCGGTAACGAAGGCGGCCTTGATTCCAGAGATGTTGGACATTGACCCGGCGATGGCAGCGCATCGGTCGCGGTGCTGGGTCAGGGTGTTGTCGTCGGCGTTGGAGAAGATCGTGACGCGGACCGAGCAGTAGTAGTTGCCAGCCCCCTCGGGCAGTTCGGGTGGGGTGCGGGCGGAGTCGCAAAGGACCACGCACTTGGGGAGGACGTTGATCTCAGCGTTGTCGCCAGTGTAGACGGCCACGCCGGCAAGGCCTGTCTCGGCGGTGAGGAAGGTATCGAGGACGGCCTCGACGATGTGGCGGGCTGAGAAGGTTCCGGGCATGGTTATTTGATTCCGTGTTTTTTGTTAAAGTTTTGTGTGTGATGCCTGAGCATGATTTCCATCATAGCAGGCATCTGTTTAACGCGGTTGCCGTAGACAAGGTTCTTCACGTCGGCGCCGGTTGCAATGCCATCCGTATCTCCCTTTTGATTCCCGATGGTTAGGTCAAAGATGAGCGTGCCCACTGTGCGTTTAGACATGGCAACGATGCCGTCCGAGTTGCTATGCCTCTTGATCCAGAGGGGAATCTGGGAGCGGCCTGCATTGGCTCGGGACTTGGGTCCGCTAAGGCCTTTGGGCTTGGGGAGTTTAGCCAGGGTATCGACCCAGCCTGCCTTGATGCGGCCGACAGACTTCTGGCGCTGCTTGATGTATTCCTTAAGGACTGCGTCCTTGGCTTCCATGCGCTGCCAGAACTCAATCCCTGGGCCGCCGTTCTTCTTGATGCGGCCGCCGAACTTCTTGAGCGCAGCTTGATGGACCTCCTTAACCCCCGACACGGTTTCGATCACGGAACGGTTGAAAGTATTCCCTGCCTCCTCTTGGCCGATGCGGTTAAAGTAGTTCTTCAGTTTGCGGAAAGAGCGGACAGTCCCGAATCCGTTGTCGAACATCCGGGCGTAAAGGGCGTTGCCGGCGAAGAGGTCGGTATTCTCCCCGGCCAGTTTCCAGAACTTGGACGGGTTGTTCATGAAGGCAGCCGAACCGAGTTTGCGGAAGAGGCGGCCGCGGCGGCCATTGACCGAGCCTGAGCGCTGGCCGACTACTACCGAATGCACGTCTCCCTTGATGGCGGCATTGCCCACCATGCGGGCCTCGTCGCTCATGCCGTCGCCTCCGGCCTTAACAATCGGAGGGGTTAAGATCATACTGTCGCGGCACATCAGGGCGGCCTGCTCCAGGAAGACATCTATCAGGCCGTCATTCGTACCCATTACGAAACGATTGATGGCGGCCATGAACTCCTCCCGGCTCTTGGGGATGATGCTGCCTTCAGCGATCATTGGTTGTCGTCGATGACCACGAGGGTGATCCAAGCCGAAAGGGTCTTGTAAGTCTGGCTGGTGATGCGGACGACCTTGCCCCCGACCGTCAGTTTCTTGCCGATGCCCAGGGCGGCGATGGGAACGCCTGCCGAGATGACCGCCGCCGATGCCCCATTAGACCCATCTGGCTTGAGCCAGGAGGCCGTTGCGGCGGGCAGGCGGACGGTGTACTGGGTCCGCTCCACAAAGCCCCCAGATTCAAGGCCAGTGGTGTAGGCGGGTTCGGAGATAAGGGCCGAGAAGGTGACGGTCGAGCCAG